AGCATCTAAATCATAATCACCGGATACAATATAAGCAGTAATAGCTGTTGATGTTCCATTTTCATAAAGTTCATTGTTACCCGTCTCATGAGCCCAATATTTAGATGAACCATAAGTATTGGTTACCCCATTAATGATTGGGAATGTTGGTGTTCCATTAACTGTAAATTCTGTTGCATAAGGTAATGCATAGGTATGTGCATCATTGTAAGATGTTCTTGATAATGATCCTGTTGTCCAGGTATCTTCAACGAAATTATAAACCACGTTTCTATTAATTTGAGTTGAGTTTGCTGATGCATAATACCAACCGACTTCATTATATAAAGAGTTGTGATAACCATAAGCAATTTGGTTAGCATCATAATTAATTCCAAGATTATCGTTATCTGATGTAAAGACAAAATCTTCCACAAGTGATCCTAGTTGTTTAACGGTACCATCATATTTAAAGAAGCCTCCACCAAATCCCATCCAGAATACAGCTCCTTGTGCATAGACAACCGCGTGTTGTCCTAAACATCCACAATTAGATCCAACTTGTCTTAGTGAAAAAGTAAATGGCGGTCCAACAAACTGCATAACATATGCTGCTTGATCGGTAAGTACTAAAACATAATCTTTACCTTGTACCGCTGATATAATTTCATTACCTTGGTCAAGTCTAAATGTTCCAGCTGTATTAGTTGCTGTTGGAGCATACGTATTAATGTCTTCTTGACTAGAAAATCTTATAAACATTTTATCCTGAGTTGACGGACTTCCTATTGTTGTTTCTGTTCCAATTAAAAATAAATGTCTATCTCTGTCTGATACAAGTGATAATAAAGATTTTGTTGGAGCACCGGATACAACAGTTGCTCTATCTGCTAATGCAGTAGGTGAACTTGGATCCCAAGTAAAGGTTCTACCATTTCTAACGGTTGCAACTAGCAACTGGCCATAATTATCAAGAGACCAAGAACCTGGATCTAATGTAATCTGAGCTGTTGATCTTGCGGTTCCCCATTCTTCTACACCCCAGTTTCCAGCTCCCCAACCAAATGCTCCTGTTTGAAATACAGGACCAATGGTCTCGTACGGTGTACAAGTTAAAGAACCTGCTGCTGTCATACCTGTGCCTGTTTCAGTCGTTGGCATGGTAATCGTAAATTCGTTATTACTAACAATACTTTGTACTTCAAATACATTATCAAAAGAACCTGCTGTAAAACTTGTAGAAGGTGATCCCGGTAAAGTAATATCTGAAAAAATAACATAATCTCCAACCGCTCTTCCATGAGAAGTTTTATTAACGGTAACGGTTGCGGATCCATTGGTAGAATCCAAAGTACAGGATGTAAGTGGAGTTGCTAAAGGTGTAATATCATAAAAGGTACCTTCATAATAAATAACAAGTAATTTAGATGTACCAAGAGCTGCATATTTTTGACCCTCTAAATCGGTCCAGGTATGTTGGTCTCTAACAGGACCGGCTAAAGTAGAAGGGTCTAATTCTAACCAACCCCCTATTTTTTCAGGTTGTCCATATCTAAATCTAACATTATCACCATCTACCCATTGCCCTTCAGCGCCGGTAGGTGTGGCTTGCTTATTAAAACCTGGTTTAAATTGTATTTTTTGTAGCATAGTCCCCGCTACTATATTATAGTTATACGCCCGATGGAAGTCCTAACATCTTACGTTTGTCAAACAAATTAGACTCGCCAAACTTACCATTTCTATGGTTATAATGCAAGAATACTTGATGACAGATATTACCTTCAAAAGGTTCTCTCCAGTGTTCTAAATCACATCCAGAATAAACAAGCATATCTCCTGGGTTTAAATCAACTCTATTACCTTTATGAGCTGTTTCTTTTAAAAGCACTTCTTCACCTTTAGCTGTGTATTGTGATTTGAGTACATTATTCTCTCCAGTTGGATCAATGTAAATTGGCCAAGGATCACCACCTAAATTTAAAGTCGTAGATATTTCACAGCTTGGTCTATCTTTGTGTCTAAATAAGGTTGCACCTTTTTCATAAACTCTTGTGTACGCATAGGTTGGAACTAGATCGAGTCCTGTTTTTTCTTTCATAATCGGAAGAACATAAACCAGTAACGTTTCCATCACCATATCTGCATAATGAGAATACACATTTGGGACTTGTTGATCTTTCCACGTTCCAAGTAGAGGAGACTCCGCTACAATATTATTGTCATACATATATTTAACAGCATCTCTTTTTAATAAAAAATAATTAAAACAAAAGTTAGCCAGTTGTGGAGGTATGGCTTCTTTAATCACTTGGTATTTATTCTGTTCAAAACTCATTCAAAACCTTTCTGTAGAAAATTAAAGCTTACGGATATCCTTATATCATTTGATCGATTCGGGTCAACGGTATGGTTCAGCCAAGATGGAAACATAATACATCGTCCTGCAATCGGTTCATAATGAACTTCTCTCCATAAATATTGCGGGAGTTTGTCTGTTGTTCTTTTCGGCATTACCATTTCGGCTCTTGTTTTTGGATCTTCTAATTTTAAATGACCACAATCTTTTGGAGTTTTAACATAATAAACTCCAGACCATAATGAATTAGGATGAATATGAGGTCTGTTAAATCCTCCTGGAGGATTAATGTTCGCCCACATATTACCGAGTACGGGTTGGTCGGCTAAACAATCTTCCTTGTAGATTTCTTGTTGCATTTGAAACAATTGATCTACTAAGGCTTTGTATTCAGGTTTCTGGTGCATATCGGATTTAGAATGCCAACCATTTACATTGGTCTTACTTAAACCTGGATCTTGTTTAGACCAATTGATAATATCATTTGTGAGTTGGTTATTGTCTAAATTAAACTCTTTAATATAAATTTGAGTTGGAAACCAAAATTCTTTGTGTAACATTATTTAAATGGAGTTCCTCCAAACCACATTACTAAAGATCTTCTTGTACCTTTGGTTACTGGTACCACTCGATGTCTAATAAAAGATGCAAAAAAGATTGCGTGTCCTTGTTTAGGTCTTGCAAACTTTCCTTCAGACATCAATTCTAATCCACCCCCTTCAAACTCATCATCACGTGACAATAGTAAAGTCATTGATATTTTTCTTACTGGGGGTTCTTTTGAACATTCAACATCTGAATCAATATGCCAATCATAAAATCCACCATTAGAATATTCTGTAAATTGCGCAGGTTCTGTAATTTGCATCCCTTCAAAACCAAAGTGATTACCATTCGTTTGCTTCATCACTTTTTCTAAAGTTTTATACATTTCAGGAAGAACATTAAATGGGATCCAAGATATGTGTGATAATCTTGTTTGAGTATCTACGGTTCCTCCTTTTCCACCACCGACTTGTCCGTCTTCTCGTGGTTGCTTGTGTCCTGCTTCAATAATCATTTGACATTGTTCAGGTGTAAATATGGGAGTCGTTGTTTCAACAATCAAAGACTTCCAGCGCGGTTCTGTTATAATCATTCTGCTCCTCTATTTTCAATTGGGTTGTAAAGAACATCACAGTTCGCGGCCAATGTTCTTCTTGTCTCTTGTGTACTGTTAAATGGATAAACACAATGTCTCATATCATATGGAAAAATGTAAAAGTCTCTTAACTGCATTGGAGGTTGATAATCTACCTTTGCAAATTGTCCTGAAGCGGATCCTAATATTTGTAACTTACCATTTTGTGGTTGTCCTTCTGCTGAGTATTCTTGACCATAAGTTGAAGGTGTTTTTAAAATCATCACAGATGATAGTCCTGTATATAAATTACCTTGATGCACGTGCACAGGGTTATATTCATTTGCTTTCATTTCATTAATCCAAATACTATTAAGATGTGTTTTGTAATTTCTAATTCCATTCCATTTTAAATAATGATCATACATTGATAAAAACCATTGATGAATATTGGCTGGAAGTAAACTAAATCGTTTCATTTTGGTTTCATCATCACCGTCATAAAAGATAGATTTCTCATCCATAATTTTACCGACTAACTGTTTATTGGCAGCTGGAAGTTGCTGAAAGTTGTTTTCATAAATACGATTAATCGCATTAAAAATATCTAAGGGGACTTCATATCGTAGTACCGATTGACCTAAAAAGACAAAGTTAAATTTCATTAAAATTTGATGTGACCATACTTATCAATAATTCTTTGCTGAATCATTTGTTTATATGGATTCTCCTCCCTCTTTATTTCTGTTCTAATTGTATGCATCTTGTTTCCAACGATGTTATCGTCATAACCTCTACCATTAACTTCAAATTGTTTCAAGGTTTTAAAGTTGTGATGATAGTAAGGAATTTGTAAAAATTGATACAAGTCTTTTATCACTTGTTCTGGATTTGAGGTTAAATCATTATAGTGAATATAATGACACATTTCAGGATAGTTATAAGAATTTTTAATCGCTTCTAAATCTTTGGCAATGGCTCCATCTTTATTCATTAACATAGATAATTTTTCTTCTATATTCTTACAGTTATACCTATTTGGAAAAGCAGTTGGCTCATTTTCAAACCATTTAATA